AGGCACCTGTGCATCATTAGCGCCTACAGCACCCGTTGAAATGGTCAACGTAAAGCCACCTGCCGTGGTCTGATTGCTGATCACATAAAAGTTAATCACGGGCGGCACAATGATGGTCACATCATTAGACAACGTGCCATTGAAGATCATGATCGTGTTGGCAGCTTCGTTGGCAGTTAACGTGTAAGTGCCATTGGTTACTGTTTTGGTCAGAATGCCAAACTCAAACTGCGTGCTGACACCATAACCGATCGTGACAAACTCAGTGCCCGTGGAAACGATGAAGGCTGACTCATTGGGTGCAAATGCCTTAGTCAAACCACCGTCGATGGTTTGTGAGCCTGGTGCATCAAGCGTTAATGTGCCCGTGCCATTGTTCTTCAACAGCATGAACCAGTTATTGCCTACAGTGACAGCAGAAGGCAATGTGACCGTCGTAACGCCACCAGACCATACATAAGTCTTGGCGCGATCGCCATCGACAAAGGACTGACTTGCAATGACTGATTCAACTGGATGGCTTTGATTAAGCGTTAATCCAGATGCCAGCAGGCCTGCGCCAGCAAGGGTGGCAGCATCTGCACTCGAAGTGCCAGCGCCGAACTCGAAGTTGGCCCAAGTGCCAGCCTCAGTGCCATTGTTGGTCAGATAGATGTAGCGCGATGTGCCCGAGGCAATGGCAACAATCGTGCCCGTGCCATCATAGGTCTTGACCGTGAAGGTCTCGGCGCCCGTGTTTTTAATCAGCGCATCTTGGCCTACCGATACTTGATCGGCTTGTGGCATACGCAACTCAAGGCCAGCACTTGAGGCTGACACATCCATGATGCGTGCTGCTGGCGTATCCGTGGTCAGATTGCCATTGATGGGCCATACCAACTGCAAGTTAGCAGTTAGCGTGATGGACTCATACGAAACGTCAGTAGGCTGTACAACGTCGCCTGTAAACGGACTGGTATAGCTCATGATTAACTATCCGCGGCAATGGCCTGGCGATCAGCAATACGCAGCTTATCTTCAGCCATAAGGGTTTGTATGATGGCGTCATACTGCGCCTGCCAGATCGGTGTGCGCTCATCATTTTTAAGGAATGGCATAGCTTGCAACAGTGAGCCGTAGAGCAATGCCTGAGGCGCGTAAACCGTGAACCAGTTGGTTTGATTCGTAGCGTCTAATGGTGCCACGCGCTCGTAGTAAAGCACTTCAAAGTTATAAGCAAGCGTCGGCGTTGGAGCCACAAACCAGTGCGTGTAATCGTAGTCACAGTAAAACTTGGGAATGCCTGTTTGAGTCGGATCAGGCCAGTATTCACGCAAGTATTCATACTTCCGTAGCAAAACAGGGTAACGCTTGCCTGCCACTGTGATGTTCATGGACACTGTTTTGTGCCACCGTGCAGGCTTATCAATCACGGGATTGGCAGCAGTCATCGTGCTGTTTTGCACGGTCAAGTTGCCTAAAAACTTGATCTGACTGGCAATGACCTGCTCGGCAAGTGCAATGAAGGTAGGAATGCGAGCAACAGTCTCGGCGTCAGTGCGCTCCAGGTATTGCTGGATGTCTGTCACCAAGTTGTTGTAAGTCATTGCGTAGGCCATTACCACACCTTCTTCTTGATCGATTCGGGCTGGGGCACAAACTGCTTGCCTTGCCTCATGCCTTCACGCTTGGCTCGGGTTGTTGCCGCGTATTCAGAAGGGGTGAGCTTCTCTCGTGCTGCTTTGGGCAAGTAACGCTCGCCAGTTGCTTTGGGGCCTTGTGTGGACGGCTTACCAGACTTCGTACCCCAGTCTTCTTTCGTCCACTTTGAGAGCGAATTATCCGCTTTTTTAGGGCCTTTGTAACCCCCGCCAGACCCTTTGTACTTCTGGGTGGCTAACTGTGCTTTACGGGCGCTCCATTGGCCTGGTGAGCCACCTTTGCCCGAGGCTTTGACAGATGCAACGATGCGCTTCCATTTGGCCGGATCTGACTTGATTGCTGAACTCATCGCATTAATGCAGCTTCTGCTGCCCTCCTACGGGTTAGTCCTGGCAAAATCCTGCCAGCGGCCTTGTTCCACAACATGCACTGATCAGCAGCGCCATCCCAGTCGCCAGCGTCCACGCGCTTTTTGAAGGTGCTGACCCTGTAATTGCCAAGGCCACAGTTGTAAGCCCAGCTTGTAACGGCAGCCATACGCCTTGGAAGTGCTTTAGAGAGGCTTGGCGACATCTTGAGCAAGCCACGCACAAAATACTCAACATGATGATCTAGCGCGTCCTCACACTGCTCAATGGTCCACACCGTACCAGGATTGATCTCGGGGCCTGTAGCACCCCAGCCTATAGTCCATGGATGACCACGCGTACCAGGGTCGGGATAAGCCGTCACTCGGCCATCAGGCAGACGCTTTGCTAGCCCTTCAAAAGGCTTGATGAGGACATCCTTGCAAAGCTTCTTAGCCTCTTCCATTATGACTTGTTGTATTTCTCAATACTGCGACCAACAAACCAGAACGTCAACATCATGTTGAGCATGGCAAAGTCATCTTCGTCATAGGACTTGGTCAGTACTTCAGCCCAGTTGGCGTTGGTCTGAAAAGCAATTGTTAGGCCAGCAGCTTTGACAGCCACATATACCCCAAATGCAATCCAAGTAAGACCGGGGCGGGTAATAGCAGTGACAAAGCTAGCGAACCAACCAGCCTCTTTTGCGGTTTGGGCCTGCTCCTTAAATGCCTCTTTAATCGTGTCCATCTGCTGGATAGAGTAGTCAACGTACTTCTCCTCCATCTTGAACTCACCGCGCATCTTCTCAAGGTCGGTCTGTAGCTGGAACATGGACAGTTCATGCTGGCGTTCGTTCTTCTTGTCCAAGAACTTCAAGACCTCTGGCGCAAGCCTGAACAAGCCGCCAAAGATTGAGCCAAGAAGACCGCCGCCAAGTAGTTCAAACATGATTACCCCTTTGCGGTAATTTGATCTGCGCCTTTCTTGACCGTGACTTTGCTGCCTTCAACGTCCACTTGCATGGGTTGCTCGGCACGGTCTAGTTTGTCAAGGCGTGTGATCAAGTCCTTGATGACTTCAAATTCGGGCTTTTCCTGCTTTGCAGCAGTACCAGCGATGCCGTTGAGCATTTGAATAAGTGCAGTAAGTGAAGCGCCAAGAAGACCCATGACAGCAGCAATCTTCTCGCCATCCAAGAAAAGTGATGCGCCTACACCCACGAGCACGATGAGGAAAATGTAAAGCAGCCCATCTTCGCCAATCGCTTTTCCAGCAACTTCCTTGGCTGAATCTTGGGCCTTTAACTCCTCAAGCCGAATCTTGGCTTGCGCCTTGAGAACCGCTAGTTCGTGGGTCTTATCATCCATCATATCCCCAGCAGTTTTTTCACAAACATGGCCGCAACACCAGGCCCAAGCAGGACCGCGGCAATCGTGATGTAGAGCAGCCACTCAATGTGGCGCATACGCCTGCTGCCATCACCGAGGCGTTTTTCAATGTTCTCATAGCGCTGCGCACAAATTGCTTCATGTACGGATAAGCGCTTGTCTAAATCGTCGCTCATGATTAGCCACCAAATGCAGTTTCCATCATGGGCGCAGCAGAAAAGGCACCCTCACCAAGAATGATGATGACACCACCGCCACCACCAAAAAACATAATGACAATGCCTGCCATGATTTACCCCTTGGGATACTTTGCTTTGATTGCAGCAATCTGTGCTTGCATAGCCGTCTGAGCGTCACCACCCTTCCATATGGCATCTAATTGATCACCAAGGGAAGGATACTCAGCACGGCGTTTGGCGTAGTAATCAGGAATATCAGGCCGGACAATCTCTGACTTTTCAATCGGCACTGTCTTGGTTTCACCCGTGATGGGATCAGTAACTTCCCGAGTCTTGGGTGTGAGTGCTGCCCATGCCGCTTCTTTAGCGTCAATCTGTGCTTTGATGGCTGATTCAGACTGCGCTATAAACGTCGTCAGGTCGGTATTGGGTGGCACAAAAGCCTGCCAGTCATACGTCAGACCGTTATGCTCCACCTTGAGAAGGGCTAATGCCCGTGTCTCGTCCCCGCCGGGGGACATCAAGCCTTCTAGTGAGATGCTCATGCGGCCTCCTTCATAGCCTCAAGTCTGAAGTTCTTGCCGGGATGCTGACCCTTAGCAGGCAAGATATGAACATTCTTAAATCCAATGGCTTCCACCAACTCTTTCAAGGTTTCAGGTGTGTAGCCCCAAAGGTGGGGAGATAAAGCACCCTTCTCCTTGACTTCAGGATCATCAGGGTTTTCTACCGCAGCACCAAATATGCAGGCAGCTATGTTGTGCCTGTCTTTGCCTTCAACAAATTCTTTGCACAGTGCTTGCAGATCGGGCGTTTCAATAACAAGCTTGCCCTCTGGCTTTAACGCATCACGCCACTTCATCAGAATCTCTGGCGCACGGTGCATGGGCAAATGCTCAATCAAATGGCTTGCCAACACTTCATCAGCGCAATTTTCTGGCAGTGATAACTCAAAGACATCCATACGAATGTCAGCACGGTCACTGTACTTATCCACGCCCAAGTAGCCTGGAAGTCGTTCCATGCCACAGCCCATATTGAACTTAATGGACTGGCCTTCTTCCATCAAACGGCTGATGATGCCAGCATACTTGGGCTTAACGCCTGAGCCTTCAGGCAAGCGATCATGCCAGCGCCGATCAATGAAGTCCTTGTCATCCAGCGTCAGTGGTCTGGTGGGCTTAATGTTGGTATAAAAGTTTTTAAGATTGACCGATGGATGCGCGGTGTACATGCCTGAAGCAAGGTCCATGTGCAAACATTGAACATCCGTGTTCACTAAAAGCTTGGTGCCACGCTTATGCAGTCGGTGGACAAAGAAGTTGTCTTCACCGATAAAGGGGATCACACCCTTGGGACCATCCACGTTGTTGCCAATGCAGCAGAAGGGTACGTCAGGTGCTTCTTCTTTCATCTGACGCAGGATCTCAATCGGGATGAGCATGGCATCCATGCCTGTTTGCCACGCTTGAATCAATTGGCCGGGGTCTACATTGGGAATCGTGATCCAGTTGCCATTACGCACCATGATCATCGCATCTGAGCATTTGATGTAGTACACGCCCGTCACGATGCAGCCGGGATTAGCTTCTGCTGTTTCATGTAACACTTTGAAGCCGTCAT